TATCTTTAAGACCTTGCATATCGACAGCAGCGGCTAATGTGGGAACGCCAGCTAACGCTTGTAACCCACCCCTTTTCATTGCACGACCAATTCCTGTTCCAGCTGGATTGGCCTCAACGACTTGTGGTTCAACCAACGGAGGGCTAACAGATACGGGAGGAGTTTCGCTAACCACGCCCCCAGGAGGCGGTGACGCTTCCGCTGGTTGATCGATATACTTTTTGTTTAGGCCGAGAGTAAGGGGCTTTTGATCGATCTCTTGTTCAGCGTTTGGCGCATATTTGCTTGCAAAACCAAGAACACCCATCTTACTTACCTTTGTTTATTTTTGTTTTCTCATAATCATCCAAAGCTTCTTCAAGTTCATCGGATGCTATAATTAAATCTGCTTCTTCATCAGAATAGCCAATATCGTTTACTAAAAATTGTTTTACTCGATTAGCTGCTTCTTGCGGATTTTTCTGATTTGCGTCTAATATTTCAGCCGCATCGCTTAATATAGTTGTTGTTGTATCGACTTTGCTTCTAAACCCGTAGATGCCTGATGTTATCTTTACTGGATCACCAAACAATTTGCTCATTTGATTGTTAGCAGTCTGTTGGTTTTTATGATTTGTAAACTCAGAAGTAACTTTATCTAGTAAGTATTGTGTAAAGTTTGTCGGTAAACTTACGTCGCCTTGCTCTAATTTGCCCACTAAAAATTCTTGTATCGGTTTTAGTTCAGTGTTTGTAAGTTTTGTAGATGGAGTTTTTGAGGAGTTGGGGTTGTATGCTCCTGTTGGTGCTTTCTTAGAGTATGCAGAAAACCCAGCCGCCTGATCTTGCAATGGTAATGTAGGGTCCATCATTTGCTCAAAGCCACGCTGTTGGTTTGCAGAACTACTAATGTTACCAAATCCTTGTGTTGTTTGGTTTGTAGTGCCGCCCTGCCCATATGCCAATGTAGCGAGATTACCTAATATATCTGGTGACAATGCACCAATTGTTTGATCGTCAAAACCAAAAGCTTTTGCAATTTGACTTTGAACTTGTGGGTTTGCTCGGATTCCTAATAAAGCATCAGCAATGTTTTGGTTCATTGTGTTCTCTAAATCTTGCCCTCTAGTTTGAGATTGAGCCAACCCTGTTCGAGCAACTTGGTAGTCTGTCTGCGGATCACCAATAAGAGCCTTAGTTAAGTTACTAAAGCCCTGCGCTAAAAACGGGTCCATTTGATATGGGTTTCTTGCCATTATGTAACCTTTTTATCTGGATCGTACAAACTGTAGCCAAGCCCTACTTTGCCAGTACCTTGAAGGATTTGTGCCATTGGTGAATATGCAAGCTGTCCAGCGGCTCTCATGCCAGTGTCTAGGACGTTAGCATTGCCTCGAACAAAGTTGCCCGTAAGCATCCCTGTTGCTGCCGAATCTGCAATTTTAGGTGCAATAGATTCAGTTAAAAATCTATTTGTTGCGTCAAGTTTAGCAATATTGTCAGCATCCATCTTTGCTTGCATTATTGCCGCCGCTTCTGCCGCTTGGTTTTCGTCCATAAATACTTTTGGCGCTGATCGATCACTGGCTGTCACGGGTGCATTTCTTCGCGTAATTGCAGCTTTTAGTATTTCAGATAATTCGTTGCCAGCGGATTGCATACCCTGTTTGCCAGTATTTGCTGCTATTGCATTTACTGTATCGTTTATTGCCGCTGCTTGGGCATCTGTAAGGGCTTTGTTTCTTTCTCGATTTTGCTGCAACCTTAAAGCTTGTAAAGCGTTAGCTTTGTTTGTAGCTCTGTTTTGCAAAATAATTCCAGCGCCTTGAGCTAGAATACTTGGTAAAACATTTTTTGTTAAGGCTGCGCCTACTGTTGGATCACACATTAATTCACTACCTTTACGCTGCCGCCAGTTACGGGGTCGAATAGTCCGGCGATTGTGGATGGTGCTGTATTAGCGCCCTTCTGATTAACCGATCCAGTGACACGTTTGGGCGCTCCTGTTGTGACTGCACTAGGATCGACGTTGTAAGATGGATCGTATGCTCGTTTTACAAAATCAGTAAAGAAATCTACGACTTCTGCTTCTGTTGGCTCTTTGTATGGCTGAGATCTTCCAACGACATCGAAAGCATTAATAGCAGCCGTTTGAGCATTTATTGTTGGTATGTCCTGACTATCAACAGCTAATCCTTGCAATTCGCTTGTTAGATCAGATTTACCGCCAGTAACATAATTACGATTAGCACCCATGTACTGATCTACAATGCTATCAATACGGTTTTCTTCGCCACCTTCTGCACCAGCAAGTATACCTAAATCATCGTCAACGTCTGATTGTGCAAGCATGCCAGCGGATTTATATACATCGTATATACCTCTTACCGCATCATCGTAAGCAGTTGTAAACGCTTCGGATAGTCCACCTTCTCGATAATCTGTGCCTAGCTGATTGTAATAATCATCTGTAGCAAACGTAAATTGTTCGTTAAGTAGTCCTAGTTGTCTAGCTAATGCAGCATCACGCAATGCTAGTGCATCGATCAACGCTTGATTTACGGTCGGTGTAACAGGTGTGCCTCCACCACCTCCATTAGTCGTAGTGGTCGTAGTGGTTGTGTTATTTCCGCCACCCGTAACTGTAGATCCGCCACCTGACGTAAAGTTTCCAGATCCGTCGTTCGTAAGAATATTTCCTGTTGGGCCAGCTATTTCATTTCCATCTATTGTAACATAACCGCCGTTACCGTCTGAAAGCACCATGTTTCCGTCATAGCCAGTGTTAATTAGATCAGCAGTCGCAATCGTATTTGCTATGTTTACGGGGTTGTTTGTTGGCTGATAAATTGAACCATCAGCATTTGTTGCTACGCTTGGTGGCTTTGTCGGGTCGAGTGCGCCAACAACCGTATAGCTCGGGCCATCATCGTCATCATCAGGATTACCAGGGTTGTATTGTAAGATAGCTGGATTTCCAGCGTTTGCTGGCGCACCTGGCGTTACTTTTCCGCCGAGACTCATAACGCCTACGTCACCCATAGATGCAATAGCAGCGTTAGGGTTACTAGAAGTATTGTTGCTAGAAGAACTAGAACTTGATCCTATTCCTAGAACATTTTTTTTAAAATCAGACCACCAACTCATATTACTACCCTCGAACTATTTACGGGCGAAAATAGCTGTGCCATTTCATATCGATTTTTATTTCTTGCCTCGAGTTGCGCTTGGGTCGCCAAACCTTCTGTAGCGTTAGCAAAAAGATTACTTATCGGGCTGTATTCTGGCACTTGGGTATTCGCCATAATTTGATTAGCCGCTGTTTGAGCAATTAAAGTCGGGTCGGCTAGTGAAGCGTTTTGGCTTAATAGATTTGCTTTTACATTAGCTAAATTACTCCTCATGTCACCAGCAATGGCTTCACCCCTTCTTGCGGCTGCTACTTCTGCCGCTGCTAAATCTCGTTTTAATTTATTTTCGCGTCGTATTCGTTCCGTACCTTGCAGCTGGCCGCTTCTAGCTAAAGCTTGGCGCAAGCCCATAAGTGCATTTTCGTATTGTTCAGTAATTTGTGGCGCTGCAAAATTTCGATAATCAGCCGCAGTTTGGTCGTAAAAAGCATCATCATATCCAGCAAAAGCAGCATCGATGTTTTCTTTGCCTTGCTTGATCCGCCCCTGCCTAGCTTCTTCTTCTGCTTGCTGGCGCTGGTATTCTTGTTCCATCGCATTGCTGCCGCCACCTAAACACATTTTATGCCACCATGCCCTTTCTACGCCATTTAACATTTGTGTCCGACAATCGAACGTAACTAAAAACTTTAAAATCTTCGCCGTTTTTGCCGTACTTTTTAAGAGTACATTCTTCTTTGAGCCCTAAAAATTTTAACCACCTATGCACTTCGTCATAACCCTCAATACTGTACGCTTCGACCCTATGCGCTCTTGCTCTATCTAATGCTGGTATTATAGCGCGAATTATCTGTTTTGTCAGGAAAAGGCCGATACTTTTAAACTTGTCAGTCGCAAACATCCCAAGTGTCCACACGCCAGGACGCACGGGTATGTAACTTATAATGGCTATTGGATTATTTGGCTCTTTCTCTACACAATAAACTGTTTCAAAATCAGCAAGATTATTTGCAATATTATAGGCTAAATCCTTTTTATCTTCTGTGTATCGTAATGCAGATATTTCTTCAAAATCCCGATGCCGCATATTTGAAGCAACATGAAATACATCTTCTGGTTCAGCGTGACGTATTATCATCCGCTTTCTCCCGACGTGTAATGTATCGCTATATTTCCTAGTTTTGCTGCACCTGGCTTAGTGCATGTAAGCCTTGGCGCAATATGGGTTGAGTAACCATTTATTGCTGCCCGACCCAAACCAAACGTTGTTTTATTTACTGTCGCTACTTCCTCGAGCGCCGTAATGTCTTGCGGATCTGTTGCAATACTTACCGTCCAGACGTTTTCGCACGTAACATCAATACTATTGTAGTCTTTAAATGTTGCTGGGCTTCCGCTATCCAAAAACGGCATCTGTACAACAACTTCTGAACTGTCGTAAATGTTGCCGTCCTCACCACCTAGCGAATATAATTTATTACCCGATCTGCATAAAGTTTGTCTGCCGTCGTATGCCCACCGATCAACAACAAAACCTGGCTCGTACACTGACCATGCAGATACCTTTGATGAAGGAAAATAGCTGAACACGTACATTGTCGATCCGATTGCAAGTATATAGCGACCGTCACGTTGCTCGAGCGTAGCCTTTGCTTTCTCTGCTAATGCTCGATTATCTTGGATTGATTTGACAATAAGTTCGTCAATCGGGTTTCCTATATCACCGACAAAAGCAGCATTTGATGAATCTCTAGACCTTAAACTACGCAATCCAGATAAAGATAAATAAAATACATCGTTTTCACCAAACTCTACTACACTATCAGGCGCTATTGTTCCTGTGTTTTGCAGCACTTGGATTTGCTGGTTTAAGGCTGGACTTGGATCAACAAACCATATTTGTATTGCCTCTTGTGCTAATACAGCCAGATTATCAAAATAAGTTGCCATTGCTTTAAGATCTTCCGACCCTCGAGAATGGTTAGCAAGGTTTATAAAACCAGCACTTTGCGTCGTGTCGTTCCACTCTGTTGGGTCATCGATTGCAGAGAAATGCAGCAAACTATCTGATAATGCGTACATTTTTGTTTTCACTGGCATCACAAACTTGCCAGGACTGTAAGCATTAATAGTAGCGGCATCCGCGCCACCATCTAAAAAGTTTTGAGTTGTGGGATCAAATGCAGTGGTCACATTGCCAGTAGTCGTAATCGCAACAGTTTTATTGTTGTGTGCAGAAGTACTTTCTTTTGCAATAATATTTACAAAAGCATTGACCGCCGTAGCTTCGTACTCCGGTGCAGAAGCAAAACTGTTGATAGCCGCTGCAACTTTAATCGCTGTGTAACTGTGCGACGTTTCCCAAACAACTTGAGAGCCAATTAAATTTATACCGTCAACAGTGATTGCAGTAATCGCGTTATCAACACCACCAGCCATATGATTTATGTTACCGACGGTAAACGCACCAGTAACCTCAAGCGTAATCTGAAAGTTATTGTAAGCAATGCCGACCGCTGGCGCTGTAATTGTGACAACATCACCCGTTGCATTAGCCGTGTAATCACTAGCTCCACTTGTTATTGCAGCGGCAATGTTAGATGCAGTTAGGGTGTTCGATCCATTGTGATTAACAGCGGCATCAATAATATCTACATTGTTCACACGCAAAAAACGTAATTCATCACCTGGATTTGACGTACCACCCGTTATCTGTATCGATGCAGTAGCCGCTGTTCCGCCTACACTACCAGCGGTGATTTGAAACGTGTTTCTAGCTCTGCCATCAAACCAATCTGTAATTCGCGTTCCATCGTAATAATGAAAAATCCGACCGTCTGCAAATTGTGCTGCAACATATAACTTACCATTATAAAACTCGACTGAGTGAACGTTTGTAAGCGCCTCTCCACTTGGATGCTGCAATTGCACATAACTTAGGTTTGTCGGTGTGTTCGCTGGAAACGTAACAGCCGAGGGTGCAGCCGATCCAAACGTATAAATCTGACCAGCTGCCGCTGCTAATCCGATTGTATTTGTTGGCAAATCTACTAATTCAACAAAAGCGGGTCTCTTTTCTATTTCACCGCCGCGCGTGATGTGTGCATTTTTTAGCTCAATCAGCGTACCAGGTGGGGCAGTGACGTTCATACGTCTGCGGTCTAACCCACCTCGAAAATCCTCGACCAGTACATAAGGCATTAGCTACCACCTGTAGTCGCAATCAAAGGTGGCCCTTTTGGTTGATAAATCCCTTCTGGCTCGCCGCCACCGATAACAAAAGTTTCGGTCTTGCTCATTCTCGCTTTTAGTCGAGCATAATGCGCTTGTGCAGCCGCAAGCTTATTTTGAGCATCGGCCTGTTTTTGCCGCGTAAGTATTTCTGCAGCCGAGTATAGAATTATTAACTGATCGTCTAAATCAGCTGTATCTGCTTCTGCAACAAACGGACTTAAATCACGAATACCGTAAATTCTAACGCTATCCGTGCCTGTTGTTGCGTTTGAGTTATTTGCAGGGATTGGCCAAAACTCTATTTGGTTGTTCTCATAGGTATCAAAACGTCTAATTGGTGACGATTGTATTCCTCGATCACTGTCATGTTGATTGTATTCTTGTGCGCCAATACCGTAATGCAGCTTCGTCCAATAGTCGCCATGCTTAACTTCAACGCGCTCTATACGCTCAAACTTTAGTCCATCAGGCACATCATAATAACGCTGGCCAGCATTTATCGCTATGTCACGGGTAATGCGTAAAAACGGCCAGCTATAATCTTCCCATAGCCGCCGTTGTGTACGCTGCAACATATTAATAAATACTTCTCTCGTTGCTTTACCCAAATTAGGCTGTAGCGAATGGCCAACTTCTGCCCTTAAATCGGTAATAAGTTGACCTAATGATGTACCTCTAGCCATTTACTATTCCTCGACGTATGCCTCGTTCTCGGGCGTATCAGGATCGTCGGCTATATAATGGCCTTTTGCATCCCTCGCTCTTTTACGAGTTGTTTTCTTTTTTGCTGGCTTTTTCTTTTCTGGCGTAAATGTTGGGTCTAAAAGTTCCACCGGAATACGTGCTGCTTCTAACGAATTAGGAAGATCCCCGTATTGATTAAATAAATTTACAACTTTTTGATCGCCGTAAAATTCGCCTAATCTGTTTCTTTCTTGATCCATAGTTGCATTAAGTTCGCCAGTAACACGAATATTTGTAACGGCATCACCGCCATGTATTGATTGTAGCAGCATGATTTCCGCTGGTGTAACCATAGTTTTTGGTACAACGCTGCGAATATCTCCTCCTATCGCAACAGTGCATGAACATTTTTCAAACATATTTTCCTCCTGTTGAAAGGAGGGCGCGAACGCCCCCCTGATTAATTTATGAAATTTCGTAAACGCCGTGACAGTTCAGCTGTGTTGCTGAAAGTGCCGCAGTTGTAGTAACCGCACGAAACATCACGTACTGGTCCGCTGGTCTTGCTGGCGAGTGACGCTTCATTTTTTCGCCGTCCATGTAGTACATGCACAGTTTTGAAGTATCGATGATGTAACAACGCTTGTCTGGGTTTTTGCCTGAGATAGTCAAATCATCCAGTGTTGGATCATAAGCAAAAGTAAGACCGTTATAGTTAATCTCACCCATTGCAATGTTTTGATTTCTTGAAAAACCAGTGTTTGAGTAGTTACCGTTTCTACGTAGTTCGTCTGCAAGACGGTCTAAGAAAGCAGAACCACAAACTGCAATGTTTGGTTTACCGCCAAAACGCTTCAATTGACGCATTTCGGTATGTAGAGTTTCAATTAACTCTTGCCCAGTTGCGGTAGTTGAAATTGCTACGTTTGATCGGTTTCTCCACCATGTATTTGATACAGTAGATAGACCGCCAACCGTTGTACCAGACGCTGATGGATCGTCTAAGATCAATGTCTGGATACCAGCAATTGCGTTTGCGTCGGCTGTACCGTCGCCATAAAGAAAATCATTCATGCCTCGAGAATAACCTTCCATCATATCGTCTAGCTTATCTTGGAAAAGATTAGCTAAAACATGCTGATCGCGGCCTGTGTGATTGCTTACACCAGCTGATGTAGTGCTTTCAGTAACGCTAATACCGTCCTTTTTAAGTTCGGTTAGTGTTAATGAAATACCAGCGTGATGCTCTTTCCATGCGTATGCAGCACGTTTGATGTTTGCTGGGTTTGCATAAGTTACTGTGTCGTTA